GCCGCCCTAATTTCGCGATTTGAAATTGGGCCAAAAACCTAATTAGTATCGGACTTTCCCTCATCGTGTTACACGCTGTTACGCGTCTCCGTTTGAATTATTCACGGCTGCGGGGTGGGTTCGGCGCACCCACACCACGCCCTTTGTGCTGCCCTGCTTCTCAATCAACCCGCTCCCCAGCGCCAGCGTTCGCAGGCTCTCGGCTCGGCCCTTGGTGAGTTTCATCGCCTCGGCGGTGGCTCGCAGCTCCGCACCGCTCATGGCCTCACGCGGCAGCCACACCGTGGCCCCGTTCGGCTGTTGCGTTTCAACCCTGAAACACTCTTCCACATACCGCTGGGCGCTCCACCCATCGTCTTCAGCGTCCTTTTTGCCCGGTTTGGCCAAATCCTTGGGATCAAGGTGCGGGGCCATGTGGAACAGCGGATAGGCCCAGCGCAGCACGCGCGGTTCAATGGGGGCGAAGGATCGCACGGCCGCGTCTAGAACCACATGCCCTTCCTCCCGGTGGTGGCGAAGGATCAAGTGGCTATCAGCGGCGCGGCTCATCGATCCGGCACCCGCGCCCACATCGGTCACGCCCTTACCGGCTTGATCGCCCTTGCTGGTGTGGTGAATCATGACGAACGCGCAATCCAGCGTGCGCGCCCACCGATCCACTTGGTTGTAGATGCGCGCCATGCTCCCGTTATCGTTTTCATCCGTGCGCGCTGGCAGGAAGCGGTAGAACGCGTCGAGGATCACCACGGTGTATTGCCCGGCCGCGCAATGGTCGAACAGGCGCGCGCCCAGCCCGTCGAAATCCACAAGGTCACCGCGCAAGTTCAGGATGTCCAAGCGATCGGCTAGGGACTCAAACGGGATGCCCTGCGCCGCGCACAGCTTCGGGATGCGATCTGCGCTCGTCTCGGGGTGCAATTCGTTGTCCACGATCAGGACGCGCCCCGCCTGCGGGATGCTGAACCCCATCCACGGGTCGCCCCTGGCAACGCACAGCGCCATTTGGTTGACCATAAAGCTCTTGCCCATCTTTGGGCTACTGATCAGGTTCAGGGTTTCGCCCGTTCGTAGAAGCCCTTCGATGACTGGCCGCCGCAACTCGGGGCACCTCGCCACGAGGGCGCAGATAGGCACAGGCTGCAAGCGTGCCGCCGGGGCGGCTGGCGGGGGCTCCACGGCCTGCACAGCCTCTGCGGGGCCGCTCACGGCCTTCCGCTCGGCTGCGAACGCGTTGGGTATCTGCCGCTGATTCAAATCGATTAGTTCATCCGCGGTGAGCCCAAGCGTGGCCGCCCTAGCCATGATCCGCGGCCCGGCCTCGGCGATGCTCCACCCGCGCGCCTTCATGTCACAGGCCACCGTAAACACCGTGGTGCGCCTGCCCTGGCGCATGATGAACCCTTCCTCAAGGAAGCGCCTAGACAGGTCGGAGAGCGATCCGGCCGCCGGTGTGGCCGCTGGTGGCATCATCACCGTCCCACCGTCCTGCGGGGCAGGGAACTCGTCAAGAGTCCATATGTGATCCGCTTCGCTCTCATGCACCACGCAAAGCGGTTGCTCGGGGTACTTCCAATTGTGAAACGCTGGCAAACGCATCACTCTTGGCGCATCGGTCACGCTGGAATCGGAACCCAGCCGGTGGGCCAATGCCTTTTGGTAGCGCGTCCACTCGGCTAGGTCGGTCATCGGCTCGGCCAACCGCCACCAAGCGTGGATACCGCCGCCCGTCTTCACCACCACGGTGGGTTCAGGGATGTTGGCTTCACGCCACGCCATCCGGGCTTGCTCAACGGTGGTACCGCCATCGAAATCGGCGAACAGGCACCTTGCCAACGCCACATCGGTTGCTTTGCCGCCGCGGCCGCTCCGCGGGTTGGCCCCGAAATACACATGCTGCCCCTTCGCCACCGTCGCGGCAAGCTGCGCGATGACGCGCGATGCCTTCGCCTGCGGCACCCAATCGCGTAGCCCACCGGGCCCGCCGATGGTGCGGAACTCAATCAGGTCATTCGCTTCGAAGATCAGGCCCAGCAGTTGGTACGCGGACTCAATCGCCGCGGCTGCTGCATCGGTGGTGGTCACTTGGATTCCCGCCGCTCTAGGTAATCGTTCCGTTTCCTGAAATCCTCGCACCGCTCGCGCAGGTAGTCCGCGCGCTCTTCCCATGTTTTCGCTTGCTCGCGCAGGGTCGCAATGGCCGCGATGGCGCGGGCAAGCAACCCGTGCGGCTTGGTGCATACACGCTGCAAATCGCGCAGCAGCGCGTCATACGGTTCCATTCGATTCCCTTTGCATGGTGTGCATCGGGTTCAACGCGTCACGCGGTACCCAATGCTCGGGGCGGTTGTAGTAGGTTTGTAGAAACTCATCGCGGCGCGCCTCGTGGCCCCACATCCACCCGGCAAGCCTCACCTGGCCGTAGCTCTTGGCAAGGCTCGTGATGGCCAGCACATAGCGCCTATCGCCGTGATCGCGTGGACGCACCACCAGTTGCCCGTTCATCCAGCCGGTGGAACGCACCTCAATGTCGGGCTCGACATCCGGCGCTCCCTTCACATACCGAACGGATGGCTGGTAGCCGCAAATCCCAAGCCACTTGGCAACCGCCACCTCACCGGCTGCGCCACCGAACTCGTGTTGCTCTCGCTCGGTAAAAATGCGATCCATGAGGCACGCATGGTTCAACCCATCCTCGGCACTAGATGCCATGCGCGCCTCGGCCACGCGCTCGCATAGTTCGATTTCCGCGTCAGTAAGTTCCACCGTAACCATCGGCATCCTTGCCGCGGATCGAATCCGCTACAGGTGTTGAGAAGTAACCCCATAGCCGGGGCGGCGAGAACTCAACCGCCCCGGCCTTTCCGGGGGTTCGTTAGAAGGGAATCTCATCCGCACCGGGCCGCACCGCCTTGCGCCCAGGCTTCGCGGCCGTAGCCGTGGTGCGCTGCTGGGTGGGGCGGATGAAATCGCCCGCCTTGGCGCGCCCGTTCTGCGAGTGGTACACGCGCAACAGGATTTCGCGCCCCTCAAGGTTCGATTCCTCAAACCTCTTGGTGGCCGTATCGATGTGCGGCAACATGCACGCGTCCAGCAGTTCGTTCAAGCGCATGATGCGCGTCACCGCGATGTCCTCAAACACCTTGTACCGCTGGCCGCCGGTTTCGATGTCGAACCACAGCGTGACCACCAACCCGCGTGGGTTGTCGGGGGTCTTCATATTTTCGAATGGGCTTTCGCGGCCTTCGGCCTTGCTGATCGTGGCGGTAAAGGTGCCTTCGGGGCATGGCCCGCTACCGCCGCTCTTGCGTGCCTTGTCTTCACCGCTGCCGTGAATTAGATCAATCATTCCGAACCTTTCTCCAGGCGCTCGGCCTGCTGTTGAAGTGCCTTCAAAATCAACCCATCCACCTCGGATGGGTCAGTTCCCAAATCAACCGTCTTTCTTGCAGCTGCTACCGCTTGTTTCGCAGTCCAGCGGATGCCCACCGCTTTAGCCTGCTCTGCAATCGCTTCGGCGAGCGCCGCGATTCGATCCGGTGCGGCGCTCGCCGCCGGTGGTGACTGCTCCACCACCGGCGGCGGGCTGCTAGGGAGCGCAACCGTCGTGCGCTCCGCGGATTGGCTCACACGGGCATTCAGCGCCGCGAGGGCGCTATCTGCCTCCACCACGGTGGTGGCTTCGGCTAGTTCCTCATCGCCCTCGGTGGCACCGCTGAACCCGAAAGCGGCTTTCAGGCAATGCGCTTCCGCGCGGGTGCGCAGCATGTGCAGCGGCTGGGTGCGCCAGTTCGGGCTTGATCCCTTGAACTCCGAAAGCCAGCAGGTGAACTCAAACTCACCGCCTTCCGTGGTGGTCACCTTGAAGGTGCAGGAATCCACAGCCCCGGCAGCATCGCGGTGGTAGATGCAAACGCCGGAGTGGTAGCGCCCCGATTCACGGGCGAGCCTGCGCCATCCGTCGATGCTCACATACAGGCACAACCGGCCACCGAAGGCAAGCGGGTACACCTCTTTCCGCAGCGGGTCGAGCCCGTAGGTCTTCATCATCTCCGCAAGCGCCATGCGATCCACATGGCTTGCGTTGCGGGGCATCACCTGTTCGATCACGCGTTCGATGTGCGCCGCGTTGGGAACGGTTGCTAGCTCACTCATCGTGCAAGCCCTTCCTCAAGCTGCCGCCGCGCCCAGTTGGCAAGCCCGATGCGTTCAATGCGATCCGGGTAGCCGGGCCATCGGTCTGTTTCGCGGCACACCTTGTAGTCCGCGATCAGCCGCCGCATGTCCGCTTCGAAATAGTCCATGTCGGAATCGTCCATCGCGTACACGGCCACGCCGTGGGGCGCGGTGTTCTCGACGCACAGGAACGCAAACCCGCTCACATTGAGCCCGGCGATGCGCGCCACGCGTCGGTAAAACGCGGCCTGCAACCCGTAGCCAAGGTTCCACAGCGCAGACTTGAAACCGGGGTATGACGCGTCGCGGCAGGTCTTCAGGTCGATCACCCAGCCGGTCGCGGGGTCATACCCGTCTAGCCGCGCCTTCAACTGCGTTCCTGTGTGCGGGTCTTCCGCAAACACGGAAAGTTCTCGCTGGGTAGCCATCTCCAGCATGGCGCGGCACGAGTTAGACGCATGAACCGCGGCAACCATGCCCGCAACCGCCTCGCCCTGGCTGGCATCAAGAATCAACTTGTGCCCGTTCAGAACCTCAAATGCGCGGAACTCGGCCTTGCCTGCGGTGGTGCGCCGATCACACTTCGGCGCTACCGCC